AGCAGTTAAGACAAGAGTAGATGATGTTGCGCCACTAATATCTGACCAGTTAGTCCCATTACTACTAGATTGCCATTGATAGCTGATGTTTCCAGTAATGCCATCAGCATCGGTAACTACTGCCGTTAAGGTTTGACCCCTAGTAAGACTACCTGCTACCACTATTGAACCTAGGGTATTTGTACTGGTAATAGTACTGGTAGCAGTGCTAGTTAGATTTTCACTTGTACCAAAGTTATCAGTATAGGAAGCTGTTACCCTAACCTGTCTCCCTACTAGTAAACCAGTTAAGACAAGAGTAGATGATGTTGCGCCACTAATATCTGACCAGTTAGTCCCATTACTACTAGATTGCCATTGATAGCTGATGTTAAGTGTCCCGTCAGCGTCAATTACAATAGCAGTTAATTTTTGCCCCCTTTCAGGGCTACCTGCTATAAGTATTGAACCAGTAACATTTATATTAGTAACTATGGATGTAAAAGCACTGGTAAGGCTTTCGCTGGACCCTAGTAAATCAGTATAGGAAGCAATAACTCTTATTCTTCTTGCTACCAATGAAGTAGTTAGCAATAATGTAGGGCTTGTTTGACCACTAATATCACTCCAAGAGACTCCATTGTTACTGCTTGATTGCCATTGATAATTAATTGTAACCCCAGAAAGACCATCTGCATCTGTAATTGAAGCAGATAAAGTCGAGCCTAGGACTGTCGCACCTGCAATAATTACTGTTCCAGCATCATTAACATTGACAATAGAAGTAGTTGCAGAGCTTGTAAGACTTTCAGTAAAGTTTTCCGAATCGGTATAAGAGGATAAAACCCTAATTCTATTATTGACAAATGATTTTAAGAGCAATAATCCTGCTCTTGTAGCTCCTGATATATTGCTCCAAGAGACTCCATTATTGGTACTCGATTGCCATTGATAATTAACGTTAGCAGGATTAACTCCATTCATGTCGCTAACCGCAGCAGTTAAAACTTGCCCTGTACTAGGGTTGCCTATTATTTGAACTCCACCATTAAACGCTGGAACAAATACAATATCTACAAAAAATAACCCAGTTGCGTTATCCGGGGGAAATCCAGAAGGATTGAAGTTTAAAGATCCAGAGCTAGTTACACTAGATAAAAAGCCATTGGTAAATGGAGGCGAGATAGTGGCTCTTATTTGAACCCGTGTAGCAAAGTTAACTGAGACTACATAAACAGTATTAGCTGTTATGTAATAAGGGGTAGCTAGTCGTTGCTCTTGCCATCCAAGAGCAGTTTGATTTTGATATGTTACGTTAAAGAGTTCTGTTTGAGTCGCTTTGTCCCAAAGCCTACCTATGTGAGAAGTTGATGGGTCAATATTGTCTCTAAAATGACGTAACGCTAAGATGTAGCCGGGAACGCTACTCGAAAAAGTTCTACCCTGTATTCTCTGGCCAATATAAGCAGCTGTTCCAGTAGGAACAAGTATGCTGGTATTAAATAACGTATATTCTGGCATTACTCAAGTCCCTCCACAACTCTTAAGAATTTTTCTATAATGGCTATTCTGCAATAAGGAACAATGCCAGCAGCTAAGTTGTAATCAGGGAAAACGGGAGAAGTAAATCTAAGTTGATTGTCCTGAAACGCATCTATTAAAACTTCAACTGCTGCATTTAATTCTCCATTCCCGTCCCATTGATTGAGGTAAATCTCCCACTTGCGAGTACGCATACTGTCATTCCCTAGCATTGCTGTAGCACTTGGTCTTGGTCGGTGAATAACTACTTCAATCCCCGATACGGTTGTTTCAGGGGGGGGATAGTTAGAACCATAAATCTTATCAGGGATAACAGCGATCGCTAAAGTTGATGATGTTGCTTTGGGTAGAAAATAAACTCCTAACTTATCTCCTAAAGCATTGATTATTAATGTGCGCAAAAACATGGGAGTCAAAAACAAGGGAGTAGCACTAGTCATCTAATTCTTCATCCCCATTGTTTACAATTTCTGCACTTAGCCCTTGTTGTTGAAGGTAAGCAACAAAAGCCCTAGTAACTCCTACTCCATTTAGTTTTTTAGCTGCTCTTTCTCCCCAATGGCGACCGGGAACAAATTTCTCCCCACCGTAAGGATGAAACCCAGCCCATACAGCTGGGGCGTAACTAAACCCAGATTCAGGATCTTTAGGCGACCATTCTAGTGTCACTTCATTGGATGTTGCGTCGACAATCTTGCTATCTCGCAATCTTCCAGTATCTACAATGTCTTGCCCAGAAAATCCTATATCTCCGAATTCTTCAGTAGACTCAATCACTTCATCTACATAGACATTATAGTCAGCAACTGTTTGACCAAATGCTTCCTCAATTAATTTTTCTATTTCATCCATTACCTAAAGCTCCCTCTTTTATTTACTTTTGGAGAATTCATTTCTGTAGAGATTGTGATTGTTTGATTTTTCATCGTCACTTTTAAATTTCTCCCTAAATTAGAGTCATAGGACTGCGTTATTTTTGGAGTTCTTGAGTCTAGTATTCTTTTGATTGCTTGTTGAATTTCGTAATTACTTTGCATTTTCTTGCTGATGATGCCAGTTCAAAAATTCTTCTAAAAGTTGAGGGGTTAAGTCTTGCTTTATTCCTAACTCTTGTGACTTTCTTGCCAACGCCTTCCACTCAAAAAACTCCATGAGTGTTTCTGGGTCTAAATCATTTCCTTCGTAATTAATTTTATCTAACTTATTAAGCGTAATTCTTTGCTTAATAAGTTCAAGAATTAATCTTAAGAAAGAAACATCCCCAGCGTTAGTGGGCTCAATTCGGTGAGTTTCTATTGTAGGTCCTTTTTGGTTGGTGACATCGTTCTTATAGACAACCACTTTTCTCCGTTGGCTAAGCAAGAAAGATTGAAAAGCTATCTTGATTAAATAATTAATCTGAGATTCTGTGTACGCAAGATTAGATTGTAGGCTGTAATTATGGCTAGATTCATTTAACCATCTATCTCGGAGATTTCGTGTCGTTTGAGAGATTTTCTCTTTACTTGCTTTTGTTTTTTTTAAAATTTCTTCTTTAGTTTTCTGTTGGAATATGAGACCTTCTACTAGATCCTCAAAAGCTTCGTTAGATAGCATCTTACTTTTATTTTATTAAATTAATATATAAATAGTTTGTTTTCATTATAGCTAATCTTATTGGAGATGTTTTCTTATGGCAGTTAAGTCACTTCCTTTTGTTACTAAGCCGGTTAAACAAGATTTAGTGATTATTGGAGATGAACGGTCTGGGACAATTGCATTACCTCGTTACGATGACCTTACTCCTAACGAGAAAATGATGATTGATGAAGAAATAAAAGAATTGCCAGATACTGAGCAAATGCTCATTAAGTTGGTAAATAATATTTCGGAAAAGACGGGAACTCCTGTAGAAGAGGTTTGGGAGTCCGTTCGCAATAACGACGCTTCCAAACTGATGAAAGGCGATATGGAAGGACTAATGGGATTACGCCGAGTCCAAGAAGAAAACGCGGGGATTAAACGACTTATTTACGCATATGTTATGTTAAGGTTCAGATGTCCTGAGTGTGCAGAATGGACAATAAAAGACGTAGGAAATCCTAACTTAGTCCCAACTCGGTTATTGAGACATTTAGAGTTATTCTGCATAAAAGAAATGAATAGAGGAAAACTCCCTCTAGAAGAGTTAGACGCGGATGATATTGAAGAAGCGGTGACAGTAAAAAAAATCAAAGGGGTGAAAGTAGAGGAGGAAGCAGCAGCATAGATATAGATTGGGTCGAGATTTTTTGGAGAGTACACAAGTATTTTCCTCACGACCCAAGATTTAATTATGAGAATTTCGGTAATACTCCCATCAATATTATTTTTCAGGCACTAGAGTATGGACACAGATTTTACAAGGAAGACCTGCATTACCAAGAGCTTGGTCTGGCGACACTCACCAGCTATTTTGTTAATGCCAATAAAGACCCCAAGAAGGGCTCTGGGGTTACGCCGTCCGATTTCTTCTACTTTAAACCTGATGCCACCTCAGATATTAGCCCAGATGTAGCTACTACCTTTTTCTCATTAGTAAAAGATGAAGTCTTATCTAATTGGGTTGTGGGATTGCTACCAATAAAAGAACTAGCTGCACTCAAAGATAAAGGGAGAATAGCTAAAAAAAGGGCGTTTGTCGGAGTTGATTGTAATGTATTAGTTATTTGCCCTGCAATAGTAGGACAGAAGCTTTTCTGTGGGTTTTTGGCTATCTGGGAAGTTGATAGAAATGAGCACCCGTCGATGTTGCTTAAATCTGTTGATAACCCAGATAACATTATTCGGATCGTTACTCCTGAAAGTGAATCCAACATTGTTACCATGAGCTACTCTAACTATTACTTAGTAATGACAAATCTTGTAAGAGGGTTACCTAATGCCAGACATTGATAATTGCCTTGCCATTGACCGTGTTGAGCTGAACAAAAAAACTTACTGGTTTAAGCCAGAGATAATCTTATTCCCTTACTCCCAAGATGACAACGCAGGAAAATCCCCGCTACTAATTATCGATGATCCTAGACTCAATATATGTGCTATTGCAAGAAACAAAAAAAAGTTATTACACGAGACTAAGGAGCAGATCAAGTTTTTGATTGATGAGTATGTCCTTGCAGATCCTAAAAACTTTTCCCCAGGGGCTTTGCAGTTACGGAAAAATTGGTTAAAAATTATTAAGCATTGATTGACTTAGTTTATTTTTTCACAAATCTCTGCTAATATTATTTTATGCGCCGCGAACAAGGAGGCAGTTAGCGCTACCGCCTATCGCATTCAGCGCAGCCAGCTAAAAGCACTAGCCGACGTTTAAGATTTTAACAAATTTTGCGCGGTTGCTTGTTTTCTAACAAAAAATAGGAAAAACATCATGAGCGACTTTAAATACACTGTTAATGCTTCAAGACACACATTTAAGTTTACTGAAATTGGAAATCTTATTTACGTCAATACAACGATGGTTCTGCCTACAGATAATGATATTTCTTTAATGTGGATACAACAAATTGAAGAAATTCAAGGCGTAATAATAGTTGAATTTTCTAGTAAATATGAATTAAATATACACAAAGGGGAATGTTTTGAAACGCGAGAAATAGCTGACCAGGTTGTCAATATTTTGGTAAAAAACATGGACGATCTCACCAAAACCCAGGAAGAAACAGTATTTCAGTGCACAGTTTATTTTGATTCAGGTGAAAAATTTCAGGTTACTGAAATTCCAAACGATAGTCTAGGTAAAACTGTTGCCTGGCTTGATACTACCCTGATTCTTCCTGAAGGCTTTGGTACTGAACCTGTAATTTCACTGTCTAAAAAAATTGAAAACATTAGAGGGGTAGTAAAAATAACTTTTATCAACAAATACAGACTGCACATTGATAAAGGAATATGCTTTGAATGGAAAGACATAGTTCCTCAGGTTGTAAAATGTTTACTAGAAAACTTGAGCGGTAATAGTCCGTGCTTATCAGCTCCTATGGTTAACGCAGTGGAAAATGACACTGAAGGTTCATCTGTACTTGACTTTTTTTCAAAATTAGCAGAAATAGAAAACGGAGAACCATTATTTAAGGGAGTAAAATAGTTACTGATGATATAGATGCGACTCGTCAGGCTTCTTATCAATGGCAATCCACCACTAATGAAACTAATTAGACTGATATTGGTGATGCAACTAGTGATACCCTTCCATTAATTAGCTCATTAGTAGGAAAAAAAGTCAGGGTAACTGCTAGTTATACTGATAGTTTTGGTGATAATAAATCTCTAACTAGTTTAGCTACTGCTTCTATTACTAGTGAAAATATCGCGTTAAAATTTCTTGCAAGTAGGCTAGTCAGAGGGCAATACTTGGCAGCAGTAGTTATTGGTATCAATCAAACCATTACTTACCAATGGCAGTTAAGTAGTGATGGAACTAATTGGACTGATATTAGTGGGGGATGGGACTTTCTCTCCAGCAGTTATTCTCAGATGCTTTTCATGTCAAGTTTGAAACAGAAGAGCGTCAAGCATGGATATTTAACCGAGATCGCTCAAAGACAACATTTAAAAAATATCTGACTGACTCTCTAAAAGCTTATGGGGACACAGAAAATTGGCAGTACGGTAAATTTATCCATGAGATGCAAGCCGGGCTAAGAATCGAAGATGGCACGCGAGATGATTTGGATAATGAGATGCTAGTAAAGCTGACAACTACTCAAGAATCTATCGGATTAGCTATCGAGATGGGACTAGAACCCTATGAAGCTATGCGCCGTTGCATTAACCGTATGAACTAAATACAACTAAAGCTTCTTTTTCCCGCTAACCTGCTCTTGGTTGGCGGGTTTTATCATGTCTAATTAAATAACCAATTAAAGCCAATTGTGCTTATTTTGCTAAAACACGCGATCGCATGGCAAGGGGTTTAATTATTAGTTTTCAACGAAGTACGCAGGATAGAAATTAAACTAATTCCAAATAAAGAGCCTAGAATCATACTGGGTTCGGGTATAGTTTCATCCTCGATAAATTCTACAGGAGATAAAGCTATTCCGCTAATAGAAAAACTTTGATTAGTAGGGATTCCCTGTGCACTTATACTAATTTGACCAGGAAATTTATAAACTCCATTTGCAGTAGGAATTTTCCAATTTCCATTGAAGGTAGCCCCAATAAATTGTTGACTGCCACTGATAAAGTTAGTTCCATCTTCGCCAGGGTTTTGAGGGTAAAAATAAAGATTATTGGCGATTAATGGGCTAATAGCGCTAGGTCGTCCACCTCCTACAGTTCCCAATGGAGACAAGTTGATAGGTTGAATAGCCACAAATCCATTAAGCCTTAAATTGGGTAGTAGATTCCCGTCTGTGTCTATCCCACCAGAAAAAAACGAAGATGTCAGGATGGCGGAATTGTTGGCAAATTTTAATTGTGTGGGAGTTAAACTAGCATCTCCGGCGATAGTAATGCGCCCTACTGTAGCAGCCATAGCAGGACAAGAATTCATATCTACAAATACCCCACCTAATAGCAAGCAAAATTTTAAAATATTCTTCATGATTTAGTCTAAGATTTTAGCAACACAATTTGATTTAAATTTAACACAAAAAATTAGGCATATTTTGACCAACTAACATCTTTACTGTCCTTAGAAATAAAAGCTAAAGCAGCTAATACCGAACAATAATCATCTACTTGTAATCCACTTCCACCAGACACAGTCCAAGAGCCTGACTTGTTATAATGAACCTGCAAGTTAGTTAACTGGCTAATAGTTTTATCGTGGGGATATAAAGCGATTTGATTGAGGTTAAACAATTCTTTTAAATAGCCATAGGCAATAATTTTATTGTTATGTGTCCAAGTTAATTCTGCAATTTTAGAGCCTAGTTTTGCACTGAGTCGCTGAATGGTAGAAGCGCTTTGAAACTGGTCAAGCACTATCTTTTTAAATCCGTAATCCTGGTGTCGAGCTAAGATCCATTCCTCTACTTTGCTAATGTCCACGACCTTTTTACTCCCTTGATGAAACGACGGGAGAAACTCGTAAAGATAATCAATAACTAATTTAGTCCCTTCTTGATGAGCGATCGCCGCAGTAAAAGCATCTCCAGATAGTGCAGGGTCAAGAGCCAAGAAATACTTGTTGCGATAAGTTTTCTGTGGCGGTGTTGTCCCAGGCAAGGTAACTGATTCCCTAATTTTATCCACATCAAGAAATGCTGCAAAGTCTACCGAGAAGTTAGCTCCATATTCAACCTCATACATGATAGGGTCTCTTTTTTTTGCCGAGGCTAGGAACGCTTCCGAAATAGTGGGGTTAACCTCCCAAGTGGGGTAATTAGCTACATGAATCTCTGGGTATTCTCCAGATAAACCTTTTTGGTAGTTATCATAGAATATTCCTTGCTTAGTCCAGGGGGTACTAATCATTAATAACCGACCATAGTCGCCGAATTGAGCAATAGATGGTGCGATCGCTTGATAAAGTTGCTCCCCTGTCTGTTCCCCATATCCTGTCCTATAGTGCGCAGCCTCGTCAAAGATAGCTAACGCCACAGAGTAGCCACGTACTCCTTTAGCAGTGTTGGGGACAGCCTTAAAAATAGCCCCATTCTTTAGCGTAACTGAAGTTGCGTTATTGCTTTTAATCAGCATCTTAAGAATGGGAGAATTTTCTAAAAATATTTTTACCTGGTCTAAAGCAATCTTTGCTTGCTCTTCATTATTAGCTACGAATAAGACATAATAACTTTCATTGGCTCTAATATATTTTTTGAAGACAGGAGCTAATGCTGTACAGGCATAAACCGCGCTAGCAGCTGCACAAAAAGTTTTACCGCTTCTTCTACCTAAACACCAAACTCCCATCGTATAGGGTTTATTCCAGAAGTCATATATTATTTCTTTTTGAATGGGGCGAAAGGTGATATCTTTACCTATTAGATAGGGTTCGGTGACAAAAGTCTCAATTGACGGAATTAACGGAATTAACATGATAAATACAAGTAATGGTTTGTCAAGGTTTAATCGAAAATCATCTCTAAAAGGGATTGGGTTAACCCGTTGACTGATCTTTAGATCTTTGAGAGGATTTTTTAAAATTGCTTGATTCTTGAAAAGAGTTGGCAAAAGCAGTGATGTTTTCTCATGCACTTAATTAATTTCTGATTAGAGTTTGTAGCCTCACTATCCTTGTTATAAAAATGGGTCTAAAACCCCGTTCTTTTACATTATTCCTGGAGGGGTTTGCTGTAACCGTGGTCATTAATCAAAAGTTGATAATGTATTCCCGAGAAGGGGTTTTTTACCCGAGAAGACTTGTTATTTCTGGTAAAGTCAAAGGTTTTAAATATGCTTAAAGCTAATAAATTTTTCCTATTAAGGGTTTTAAATAATATACATTCTTTACCGAAACTCTTTTAGAGTTGGTTGCGCTTTAGATTTTTACAAATCATCGTAAGCGTTATAGATATAGCTAAGAACAAATTTAGGAAAACAGTTAAAATCCCAGTACCCTTGTTCATCACATATATCAACAGCTATATAATATTGCTGTTCAATCTGATTTGCAAAAGCACAAAATATGTTGCTTACCCAGATGTTTTCGTCGTCTTTTGTTTTTATTTGACATTTTGAGTGATAGTCTTGATACTCATCTTCGTCAACCGAAAATTCATAATAGCCATTTACGCCTAAAGTATTGTCATTGTATTTGTAAGCATAACATTTTAGCTTGGTTTCTGGATGATTTTCCAACAAGGGAATATCACAATAAAAAATTTCTTCAAATATCTTCATAACTATTTATTGCTTAATTTATATTCAAAATAATACTCGATTTTATTTTCATCATGAAGAGTTTTAAATATTTTTTTTATTTCTTGATACCGAAAATAATCTATTTTTAGTTTTTCTAATGTCAAGTCCATGTCTCTAGATCGATTCCGGCTAACTACTCTTTCCCAGCAAATATCGGGGAGAATATCAAGATAAATTAAACAAGTTGGGTAAGACTTATCTCTCAATATTTTATTTTTTAATGCGGTAAAATCTCTGTGAAATTTGCCGTTATAAACCAGTGTAGACATTTGACACCGCGACCAGATATGAAGATTTTCGGGGTGTTGCTTAGCGATCGCATAAGAGCGATTAATATCTTCTAACGCCCATAATCCCCCCTCTAAGTTATTGTTTTCTCCAAAATAATCTAAGGCTTTTTCTCCCTCAAAAGAACAAATGTTGGGATGATGAGTAATTATAGGATTTTGGTTTTTAAAAGTCTGTTTTAGCTTATTAATTAAAGTTGTTTTTCCACTTCCATTGATTCCCTCTACAGCTATAATCATTTAATACATTTCTCGCAACTAGAGTAATTACTAAAATGATAACAGAAATTAGATTGTCGCAACTAAAAGATACTTATACTGGGAATGAAGATATTTTAATTCCTTTGGTAAATATATTAAAAAAATCTCATGATTTCAAACATTATTTAGACGTATCTCTCAATTTACAAGAAGTAATTCTAGTACATAAAACCAAAGAATGGATAACTGAGTTGCAAATGTATGAGCCACTTCCCTCCTTTTCTTACTTGGTTCGAGCGCTTAAGTTAATTTATCCAGAACCCTGGCAACAATCACAAGCGCGTGTGATGATAATAGTAATTCTTATATCGCGCAAAAATATTAATGAAGCAATGGAAGCCGCTTTATTGGAGTCAAGTAAATTAAAAGTGTTGATAAGCAAAGGAGATGAATTTATCAATGCTTATGCTGACAACATAATTAACCAAAAAAAGTTGTCTAGTAAATTATCTAGCTTTGCAGAATTAATTAATAATGCGGAGGTTGACAATGGTGCTGAATGATAAAAAAATAAATCATCTAGCTAATACAGTAGGAATGATTACTCCGTTTGAAAAACAACTGATTTCTCACGTCAATAATCGTAAAGTAATTAGCTATGGCTTAAGCTCCTATGGTTATGACATCAGGTTATCCGAGAAAGATTTTCGGATATTCAAAGCTCAAGACAAAAAGATTAACGACCCTAAGCGCTTTAAAGATGATTCTCTTGAACCATTACCCAGTCTAGTAGATAACAATGGCGAATTTTTTGTTATCCCAGCTCATGGCTATGCTCTAGGTGTCTCTGTAGAAGCTTTTAAAATGCCGGAGAACGTAACAGGGGTATGTATGGGAAAATCAACCTATGCAAGAGCCGGGATAATTGCCAACATGACTCCGTTAGAAGCTGGGTGGTGTGGCTATCTTACTCTAGAATTTGCAAACACGTCTAACACGCCTTGTCGATTATATGTTAATGAAGGGATAGCTCAAGTTCTTTTTTTTGAAGGGGAAAGCTGCAATACTTCCTATTCCGACCGAAAAGGTAAATATCAAGATCAACCACAAACAGTAATACTTTCAAAAGTTTAATGGAATATACGCATCAAAATTTGGTTTCTTTAATTGGTTACTATGGTGGGGACGAAACCCATTGTTTATCAGCCTGGCAGTCTACTTGTTTAGACAATGTAGACTCTCTCTCCTCTCTATACGAACAATCGATGAAAGATAAGTCTGGAGAAAATACATGGATTCATTCGCTGTTTGAAGATGCAAAAGCAAACAGAAAGCGATCGCCAAAAGAATTATTATTTTATTTAGCTAGTGCAGGACATCATACTCCCTTTGAGAAAAGTACTCTGCATTTTCAGGTAAGAGCTGATATTGCCAGTCACATTCATTTTCTTAAGCATCGTATTGGGGTCTCTATTAACACAGAATCTGCTAGATATAAAGAACTTCCGGATAAGTGGTATCTCCCATCAGATTGGGCTACATTTGACGGGACAGAGATTCATTTAGCAAACGATTTATCAGAAGATTTAACTGAGTTTCCAGAATTTAACAAAGCTGAAGATATCATTGATTTGCTTAATTCTTATGCGGAGTTGGGACACAGGTTGTATCACTTGACCTGCTCTAGACTAACCCCAGTAGTGGGAAGAAAAAGAGCAAAAGAATGCAGTAGGTATTTCCTTCCTTATTGCAAGCAAGTAGACTTTGATGTTACTTTTAACTTTAGAAGCTTTGTTCATTTTCAGCGATTACGGAACTCTTCTGATGCTCAGTTAGAAATACAAAAGATAGCACAGATGATGCTATCTTTGATTCAATGTATTCCCGAGAATCCTTTTCAGTTATCTCTTGAAGCTTTTGGACTAGCAGAGACTAGCTCTTCTCTAACTTAGCTTCTATTTTTTTTCTTTTCTCGTATAGCCATTGCGTAGTTATGTTAAGTTTCCGAGCTATTTCTCTATTAAAAAGTCTTTGCCCATTAAGACAGTAATAATTGTCGAGAATATATCTTTCTTCATCAGTAAGGCTATATTTCTGTTTTTCCCAGTTAGGGTAGCGAGAAAGGAAATTATTTTTCTTTTTTCTCGCGATTTCTCTTTTTATGGGGGCGTACTTGCTGCGTTGATATATTGTTTGGTAGCTTTCCTGCCCTGTTTCTGCTTTTTTCATTATTAGCTCTCAAATTGTTTACTTGCTGTTTTTAATAATATCAAGTAAACAATTTGAATAGCAATATTACAAGCCTAAGTTGAGAAGTCGGTTGTACTGTGGCTGGAAACCTACCTTAACCGTCCCAGTTGGACCAAAACGGTTTTTAAGCACGATCATCTCTAGAATTCCTGTATCAGGGGAGTCCTCGGATTTATAGTAGTCAGCATTGTATAAGCCTATAGCAAGAGCTGCTTCTTGTTCGTATCCACCCGACTCTCGGATATCCTTTAATCCTGGACGTTTATCAGATTGAGACTCTACGGCTCGATTGATTTGAGCTAATCCAACAACCGCCACGTCAAACTCCTTCGCAATTACGTTTAATTCTCTAAGGGTATTGTCTAATTCTAACACCCTGTTCTGGTTCTTTGATTCGCCTTTCATGATGCCTATATAATCAATAAAGACAGCATCAGGTTTAAGTCCTCTTTGAACTAGTTTGGTTAATTCATTCCGGACATGACTGACTGTTGTTTTAGCATAATCGTCTATCAAAAGACTCAGTTTCGTTGCATCTGGAATAGCAGAAATAAAAATCTCAAGATCTCGAGCATCTTTTAACCCTTGGCTGCGGAAAAGACTTGATGCACTAAGTTTTGGGCGAGGGTCGTTCCCTGCTATCGTTCTTGCCATTATTTTCTTGACTAGCTGAACGGCTGACATCTCTATAGAAAAATAACAAACGTTCTTACCTTGTTCAGCTAGATTTATTGCCATCTGTACCGAAGTCGTTGTTTTTCCCATTCCAGTACGACCTAATACAAGAGTAAGAGTGCTGCCTGGTAATCCACCCGTAAGCTTGTCTAAGTCATATAGACCCGTCTTGAGGGAGGCAATATCTTCTTCGCTATTCAGTTTTTCGATGTCATCCAATACATCTGGCATTATTGTCTCAATATCTCGCAGTCCATTTGCTGTAGGACGCAACCTATCTCCCAGCTCAAGAAAAAACTTCGTATATTCTTGGATTAAATCTAAAGCGTTTGTAGTTGGGTCGTAAAGTTCGCCAGCTAGTCCATGTGTTGCAGATAATAGCTTCCGTTTTATGCTATTATGTTTAATAACATAAGCAACCTCTAAAGGGTTGTAACACATATAGCCTTGTTCCACTAAACTAGCAAGCTTGGGCTTCCCTCCCACACTTGTCAAATGATTTACTGTTTCTAAAGCCAGTGTGACCGTCATCAAGTCTACTGGTTTATTTTCTTGGTGCAATCGCTTTATCGCTGCATAAATCTTTTGGTGGGCTGGTGAATAGAAATCACTAACATTTAATTCTTGGATAATGGCGAGAAGGTTATCACTATTCATTAGTAGTAGTCCTAATAGACCTTCCTCTCCTGATAATGAGTTGGGGGGTAATTGCCCTTGCGTTGTCATGCAAACCTCTTTATTTATTAATTCACAAACTTGTTGAGACAAAAAACATTATCGCTTGTTTCGAGAAAAAAAGCTAACTAACTTTTGCTAGTGCAGCAAATTGTTTCATCATCTTAATTTTGTTTATGTTTTTTTCAGGTCTCTCTATCTGACGATTACGACTCAACCAGCAACGAGCATAATCATGGAATCCCTTCCAATAACGCATCATTTTCTGGTCATCGTTTTTGATACAGATGATATCCAGTGGGCTTAATTGTTCGTAATATCCAAGCCAATCCTCAAAAAACTTATAGAGAGTCCCTCTAGTAGTGATATAAGGCTTTTTATCCGAAGCCTTTAGCTTTTGGCTTGTCGGTGGGTTTGTTGATGGGCGTTTGGTTGTTGGTGGTTTCGTCGGGGGTTTTTGTGGAGCTGTCTGTACTTGTTGTGGAGTCTGACTCTTTGTCTCTGTCAAAACTTCTTTCTTGGAAGTGCTTTTCAAAGAAGGCTTTGAAATATTCTGGGGGGTATTCGGAGTCGAGGTCTGCGTCGATGATGTCCGGCAATTCTTCGTAGCTCTTCCCTCCTGTTTGGGAGGTTGAGACTTTTTTATCTCAGCCATGTTCTTAGTTCTTTGGCTAGCCCCTTTTCGAGTATAGTCTAGATAAATCATTTCAATTATTTTTTGCCCAAGAATTATCTTTATACCATCGGTACTAGTTTTAGTTGTAATAAGTCCTTCTGATCTTAATTCGCCTAGAGATGCTCGTACCTTGTAACGAGTAAGTTTTGATTTTTTTTCTAAAATCCCGTGAGTGGTATCCCACATCTTATCATAATACGCCTCACTTATAATGGCGTACAATAGCCTAAACGAGTCTGGAGTTATGTTCAATTGATTAAGTGGGAATAGCATAAATTTTCCTCTGATACGTTTCTTCATTTTAATTGAGCATGGCTACTTTTTTAACAATCTACTAACAAAAATTTGTACTTTGCCTTGTAGTGAATATATGTATGTGTATAAATTGTCAATAAATTAGAGTTACTTTGCAAAATTTGAATTAGAATAAACCTATAAAAGATTTAATTTGACAAATACAGATATGAGTAAAATTAATATTCCATACGAAGAACAAACCCCAAACCAGAGATGGGCGATTATTTGTCGGGAAGAGCGCTTAAAGCGCCACTGGGTGCGCAGGGAATTAGCTGAAAGGTTTGATGTCGTTACATCTACTGTTACTTTTTGGGAACAAGCAAAATCCTACCCCACGAATAAGTCTATTTATATGATGGCAAAATTAATGCAACTGCCTCCATCAGATTTAATTAATTATCTTAATAACACTAAGACTCAAGACGACCAAGACAAGCCTAGTTTGATTGAAAGAACGCTTAAAGAGGCTGATACCTTGACTGATGAGGAAACTACCGACCTAATTACTGCACTTGTTCTTTTATTGGCTAAAAAAAAAGAAAAGGTAACTCAGTTATCCTTTGAGCTTTAGTGGTTAGTTGGGTTGTGCATTTTGTTTGCAAAAACACTTGACATTTTTAAAAACAGCAAGTAAAGTGAAAGAGTAAACAAACAAACAACCCTTATGAATCCGAATACTCAGACAATTCAAGAGTTAGAAGAAGTATTAGCCCTATTCCGTCAATCTTTTGACGCATTTTATGAAGCACTAAAAAGCATCAAAATTGAAGAAGATGTCGAGAAGCATGATTGGATAGACCATAATGAAGACGAAGGCTACTCGTCCAACTCTTATTATGAGCCTGTTTACGAGCGAACAATTTATGTTCCTTTAACAGACTATATAGACTATTTTCCGGATAATCCATCTGCCGAATTTTAAACAACCAATGTAATAAATAAACTCTCTTTTTTTGGTAACGGGAGTTTATTTATTTACAAATAATATTTCTCAATTAAAAATTAAGGTTCAGCCTTCATAGCGGTTGCATTAGCTGCAACAGATTCGTCAAAGGACAGTTGATAGCTACGACGAACAGTGACGGAATCCAAGCCAACCAAACTACCTCTGTTAATACTCATCGAAATAGGTCTATCAGCAACTGGTAAAGCTTGTATAGCAATAAAGTATTTTTCCAGGATAAGACGTATGATTTCTCTAGCGTCTCCAGTGGTAGGATGAGCTTCAGCAGCAGTAAGTCCAGGAATTGCAGAAAAAGGAATAGTTAAACCAGTTCCATCTGCAGTATATCCGCCAAAGATAGTGGTGGGTCTAATATTAGCCATTTAAAATTGCCTCGTTGTTATTGTTGATTGTTGTAAAACTATGACAAGACAGGAGTCCCGTACCCAGTGAAGGTGCAATTGTAAGTTAGGATTCCGTCTGCGGGGTAATCTTCTGAATAGTTGGTAACTATAGCAACCCCTTCTAATTTTGAAATTACAGTATCTGCATTGTTTTGAACTTCTACAGTAATTCCTACTTTTTTCCCGCTTACTGCCCCGATGGCAGCTGTTTTTACAATTCCGTGACCAGTGTCAGCGGTTATAAGGTTAGCTGTCCAAGGAACATCCCAAGACTGACCAGTAACGATTCCAAAAGCAAAACCTAACTCGTCTTCAAAAACCTTAGAGTCTGTTTGATCGGCTGAAATATTAAAACCAGCCTGAGTACCTCCGTTTAAGCGAGTTATTCCACCGTTCATAGATGATAAATCTGTAACGGTTGCGTCAATTGCTTTAACAAGGACAGTTACTTTATTACCGCCCCCTACCAAAAAATTAGTAGCCATAAGCTTAATTCTTAAATTTTATGTCACATATAATTTTAAGAACCCTTATAGATAAAGGCGACTGGACGTAATCAGAATAAATAGCTAATTAAGTGTTTTGATGAATTAAGCCTTGTTTTTCAGTTAATTTTCGTGCTTTTTTTATAAAAAAATAAAAACCCTCACAGACTTTCCTGCGAGGGGTAAATCATAAAAGATTGTTTTTTAACAAATATTGCTTACAAAAAATATAACATTATTCAAGACTTAATAATAGGCATTAAAAAAATCAACCCATTCAATATATTTATATATCTTTATATCATCATTCCAGTCAACAGATTGCCCTAAAAAATCAACCGTAAAATTACTCAATTCTTTTTCATTCTCTATGCTATGTCCAACTAAAAAAACAATTCCCTCGTTAATTCTTACTTTTGCTTCTTTGTAATGGTGATGACATTCTTCTATGGGTGTCCATGATTTAGATATATGATTATAAGATTCCGTGATATATCGATGGTTAGTGTGTTGGGTAAATAATTGAATAGTTCTAATTATCATGATATTGAAGGTTTAGTATTACTAAAGCTATATTGGTAGTAACTACTGCTAAATAATATTTAAAATAATAAACATTCATGCCTCCATCAAAAATAGAAGAAAAATTTTTAACATTATGGAAAAAGACATACCCTCTGGCGATTCTTGATAGAGAGGTACAGCTTATCCCTAGTAGAAAGTTTAGATTTGACTTTGTCCACAAGCCGTCTCAAGTAGTGATAGAGATACAGGGTGGGACTTATTCTCGCTCACCTAAAGCCCACGGAACTGGAGTAGGGTTAGACCGAGACTATGAAAAATATAATCTTGCTCAATATCATGGCTACCTAGTGTTCCAATTATCGTGCAAGATGATAACTGAGTTATGGATGGAGCTTATATATGAAGCGATTAACTCGCGATGGTAAAAAAAGAAAACGGCTGTAGCGATCGCCGTAAATCTGTAAACAAAACAGGAATCTCGATTAACTCGAGAATTCAAGGCTAGTTTCTAGTTTACCAGAAATAGAAAAAAATTTTTTATAAAAAACACTTGACATTTTTAAAAGAGTAAACTATTGTAAAAGTGTAAACACAAAAACAGGCAATCAAATGAATTCATTAACACCAACTTTACCAATCATTTCACGAACTTCCGTTAAATTAGCCCCTCTAGTTGCTCGTCCGTCAAAAACTATTGAAGACCCAACATGGTTGTTGTGTTCAAAGCTTTCTGAGCAGTACTGGGTAGTACTATCCCGAGTAGATTTTGCAGCTCAACGGTATTGCAAACCATATAGTGTCTATACTGCTTTTATCTGGGATGATTTTGAAGAAAAAGAAATCGGGGCAATAGAATCATTCAAGTATCGCCCCGCTGTAGAAAACTACTATGACAGGATTAGAGCCGCTTTAGAACTATTTATCATGTAGAATCTTGCCAGTCATACTTGGCTGGCAATCAATAAACACTTACCACAGCAAATAATCATGAATAATCAAAAACTTCAAATTGTTGGAAGTTTTTCCGGAGAAAACCTTGTAGATAAATATTATCAAATAAGTCTTGAACACGATACTTTTTATTTACGGATGCCTGATGAAATTTATGGAGGAAGTTTTTTTTTAACAACAGTTTATACTGTTTATATTTATACTACTTTAGTTAGTAAAGAATGGTATATCGCAATAAAAGGCAGTAATACGGCTAACTGGTTAGGGTCAGATAGTCCATCAATAAACCAATGTTTTAGCCAAACCTAATTAATCTAGTACAACTTACAACGATAAATCTATATCAAAATCTTCAAAAACGAATAATCATGAAAATCAATCAAAATCTCCGGAAACAAATAATTGCAGACCAACTAAATATAGATATTTCAAGAGTGTTAGACGTGAAAAAGACATGGAAAAACTGGGTGGTGACCATGGAAACCAGTGGAACTGGAGATGATCTAGTCTTAGTTATTCCCCACTATAAGTTAGCTGAAATAGATAGGCTATCTACCGCAATTAGCGAATTTTCAATCTAGTAAAAGTGAAATATAAAAAACTCTCCTTTTTGTATGTGCACAAAAGGGAGAGTTTTTGTGTTACGATTGTTCAATCACCACGAACAAAAGTAGTTGCAAGCTACTGAGCTATCCTATGTGGCAGAAGCGGAATCGCTGACCAGTCGCTTGATTGATAGAGAGGGGCTTTATCCACTAAAGGCAGCTAATGAAGCACTGCAAAGATTGATTATCCCGGTGAGTGATCGCTAATTAATGTTTAGACTCATCCCCGGTTAAAACTTTAAGAATAGAAGAAAGAGTATAAATCAAAAGTCTCTCCGTTTCCTCACGTCTTCTGGGGTCAATACTCCTGAGCTAATTCTAGTTGCGTCCGAATTAGCTTGCACTTGATATAACTCTGCTTCTTCTAACGGGCTTAACTGAAATAGGCTAGCCCATTCCCACTTCCAGTTGTTGAGATAGTATTTATGCTTCTTCAACACCAATTGGCAGTCTGCTTCTATTAGTTGCCCCCATTTTTCTTCCTGCAAAGCCCTAATATTATCGGCTTCAGCTAATCGTTCACTTTGACCTGTAGCAGCTAATCCAGATGGGTGCTCCTGAATAAATTGAGGTTTAGTTAAACCAGAGGCTGCAATCATTTCATCTAGCAGTGTGGCAATAATTTCCGTGACTCCTGCATAGTTTCTGCTCACTACTGCTACGTCTTCTTCTTCTTTGTCTACGACCATTCCCCTTAACGCACTAAGAGAATTATGGGCAACTCTCAACCGTTCAGCTAAGTGTAACTGAGATTCTTCGTTTTCCAATTCAGTAAACAGATTTTGCAACTTATGTATAATAAATTCAAAACTACTAACCGAAGCTCCAACATAACTAACTGCGGTTAAATACCTTAGGCAAGGGTCTAGGAATGGAACTAAGAGAGAGTCCTCGTAGCCTCGATTAAATCGCATTGACTCATGATCCGTAGCTGCACCACTAAAGCGTATAATGCGATCGCTGTGAATCTTAAATACTGTTTGTTGTCCTTCGATAGATGCGTTCATCTCGTAATATTCGGGAGAATAAATATCTTGACCACCATCTACTTTAGGGTAAATTTCCCACGGGGTAAAAACACGAGAATAGCGCAGGTTACTTACTTCTTTGTTTATTGGTGCTGAGTATTCTCGCCCATCTTCCACTATACGTATAATTACCGCACCGCCATATAAATTAGCCAGTCTTTGCCCTTCCCTATATTGATGACGAAGTAAAGATAACTCTTTATTTAACTTATTTTCCAGTTCAATATTGTTAGAAAGATTAATTTTTCCCCACCCACGAGCCATCATGCGAGGGAGATAGTCGCAAATCTTTCTACAAGCCCAGATACTTCTATAGGCATCAGTTAGCTCTGTTGCGCTATACTTTCTGGGTTTATTTATACTAATCGATTCTAGGGGGTCATATTGTCCATTTCCTAGCCCCCCTGACTGAGACAGTAACCGACTTAGGCTGTCTTTGTTTATTCTATATTTTCCAGTATTTTCCGACATTATATTGGTCCTGATTCAACGATTCAATAATTAAATGCTACAAATGTACAAATAGTAGTTAAAAACCCTAAAAGGATAAGTACAGCTCAAGAAAATCCTTAAATGGATAAAAACAAAAACCTGATAGAAAAAGTAAAAACTTCAAAAATCCCTTAAAGTATTGAAAGCTATTAAACTTTTTCAGGGAGACAACAGAGAAAACTCCTAGCGGATTCAAGAAAAGATTTTAAAACTCCATCATGGAAATTCACTGGAGAAATACGTAAAACTCATAAAGAAAATTGATACTACTACAACCATTTAAAACTCCATAAAGGAAATGCAATTTCTTTGTCTAAAACTCCTGTTAGGACATCCAAGAATATATGTATTTAAAACTTTGTAAACATTTAGAACTCCATAAAGGAAATTCCTATTTTTTGCTTAAAACTCCCAACCGGAAATACCTGAAGACATACTATAGCTAGTGACTCCAGACTCAAAGAAATTAGCCTTAGTGTTCCCTTCTGCTTTTGTGTCCGCGAACCTTTCTAGATGAGAGTATGGGGATTTCCTGAATTTTTCTTCATCATACAGGTAATCTAGACCTATCGCTTTTAATCTAATATTTGCCAGATATTTAGTATATTGTTCCGTACTTTCTTCGGTAATTCCTAAGATATCTGTCCCAATAATATGATTAGTCCAAAGAATCTCGTTTTGTACCGCAGTATCAAACATCTCATAAACTTGTTCCTTGGAATGTACAAAGGTATCCATGGCTTCTGGCAACATCTTCTGAAATAGTCTAACGTGGCTTAACTCATCTCGGTTAATCATCTTGAAGATATCTGAACTACCCGCCATTAACATTCGAGATGATAGGGTATAAAAGTATGTAAACCCATTATAGAATAGTAAAGATTCTAGGATATAATCCGCTAATAACGAAGTAAAGTAAGTTTCTCCACTAGGATTTTCTAGATAAGCCTGGTATTGTTCCGCTATATAATTACAGCGATTAGCTAGTACTTTATCCTCTCGCCAAAAGTCGTAAACACTATTCCGTCTATCTGACGGGATAATTGTCTCAATCATGTATTGATAGCTAGCATTGTGCATAGCTTCTTGAGAAAGCTGCTCTACCATACACATACTAACCTCTGGCGCAGTTATAGCATTCTTTAAGTGGGGTAAATTGCAAGTTTGGATGGAATCAAGAAACGTTAAATAAGACAATATGCCATCAAATGCGCGTCGCTCTTCTGTTGTGAGTAACTTGTAATCGGTAACGTCTTGGGTAACGTCAAGCTTTTGCGGTATCCAAAAGTTTTCTCTCAACTGGTTATATAGGCTTATTGCCCATGAATACTTCACATCGTTGAGTTGCATCAAGTTTGTGGTGTCTCCAAACCAGATTGACCGATGCTCTATGCTATCGTTTCCACTGGGGTTGAAGATTGCATTATTGATTAACATCTATTAATTATTTACTTGCTGTTATTAAATTGATTTTTATCTTAACAAAATAAATAGAGCGATCGCGTTAAACTAACAATGGTTGTCGAGCACCAATACGAAACCCCTTTTAGAGCAATAGTCTTTAAAGGGGTTTCGTATTTGATTAATTTTTAAACGTTTTAAAACTCAGAAGCTGCTGCACCATCTGCAAACAATTGAAGCAATCTTTTTTGAGCTATTTCTTCTTTTTGACGCTCAAGATAATAATGCCATTGCGGGATAAATTCATATAGAATTGCCTCCCATTCAACGTCTGACAACAAAACGCATAAAGCTGTATATGTAGAAGGGTTGAATGGTTCATCTCCACTCCATTTATCCATTAGCGCGTCTTCTAGGTTGTCGATAAGTATTGTAATTAAATCATTTTCATCAAAATTACAATGAGAAAAATCTTCGCCCTCTTTGACAACTTCTAACCCTACCATCCACAAAGGGGATAGAGGCTCAAGCATATCAACAACGTACTGAGAAGCTGCTGTGATTAGACTGTCTCTTAAGTTTTTCATGAAGATTACCTGTTTGGTTTACTTTTTTATAATAGTTTGTCTTTTTAAAAGTGTCAAGTACTTTTATAGGCAAAAAAATCTTAATATTTTCATAAGCATTGATGATTCTGCAAAAACAATATAAATATCTAATAAAAGCTTTTAAATCTTTTTCTAAGTAATTTTACTTATGTAAAAACCCCTCCTCGTCTTTTTATAACAACCAATAAAGCTTGATTACACTAAAGAAGAGGGCTTAAAGGAGCTACTTAAAATGAACTATATTAATTATACCAGTAATGGACTGAAACAATTTTATTCCGATTCCAGGTTTGCTGGAATAAATGGGCAAGAACAGACAATAGCCGTAATTGATGTAGGGTTTAATCTAAACCACGTAGGATTTGGTGTAGACAACAATAATGACGGTGTCAGAGATGCTTTTTATAGAAAAGACTTAGATTTTACTAGTTCTCGAAATTCTGTGAATGATGGAGATATTCACGGAATGAGAGTAGCTAGTGTGGCATTCAGTGTTGCTCCAGGAATAAAAATTATTCCTATTCAAGTCAATACCACTTTACAAATGTCATCAGCTATAGACTGGGTAAGTGAAAATAAAGAAAGGTATCAAATAAGTACGGTTAATATTTCATTGAGTGATACAATGAATACTTTAGCCACTCTCCCTACATCAAATACCAACCCAGTCTATACTTCTATAGGAAAAGCTGAAAAAGAAGGAATTACTGTTGTTGCAGCTGCCGGAAATTATTATCAGCAATATCGAACCCAAGGGTCTAGCGAGATCGCGGGGAATAACAATGTTATCGGTGTCATGAGTACTAATGGGGACGGAGTGTCAGATTCTCTTTCCTTACGGAATACTAGCCAGCGCCGCACAGATTTAATTGCTGCTCCCGGGTCAAATATTCCCGTTTTCCATGGTACTAACTCTGTGGTCAGAGGTGCTGGCACTAGTTTTGCAACTCCTTTTGTTTCAGGGTCAATAGCATTGCTACAAGGGGTCGCGGAAAGATATTTAGATAGAGAGTTAACTCCCCTTGAGATGAAAAATTTGATTAAACAAACAGATACCAGCTTAACTGGAACAGTGGGAGGCTACGAACAAATTAACGTATTTAATGCTGCAAACAGAATCCATAGTATCGCCACAGGAGCAGCGCCTAATACTTTAGGAACTGGACTCTTAACAAATCAATCTTATGTCCCATCAACAGAATTACTAGAAAGCGCACAATCCCTTTATGGCGGATATCAATTCGATGTCTTAACAGGAAGATCTGCTGTTTCCAATACCTTCGTAGCTGGTGGTGGAATAAACAGTGATTTACTCGTAGGGGGAACTGGAGAAAACATATTTAGCTATAATGGTATTGCCGAAGGTCGAGACGAAATAATAAACTTTACCCCAGGTAAAGATAAAATAGATGTCTCGAAACTACTAGATAAAATGGGATACAACGGCAGTAATCCACTTGCTGACCAAACAATTAAGCTAGGGGTGTCTGATGTCACCAATACTGTCATCAGTATTGATAAAGATGGAACAGGAATTGGGCAACCTCATGTATTGGCTACTTTAGTGGATACTAGTGCTGGAACATTGAATAGTCTTAGCCATTTTATACTATAGTCCCGACGGTAGCAGGGTCTTCAAGCTTGTTACCTGGCTATCTGAAATGCTGTAGTTACAAAACCCAAAACATTGATATCTCATCCCTTCGTTGACTCCGTATGTATAAGTAGGATTCGTACTAATAGCCAATGGAGTATAGGTATAGCTAAGCATTGTGTTATTATTCACAAATAAATTATGAGTTGATCCACTTCTTCTATAGATAACTAGACAAGTTTTGTTCAAAATATTGCTGTTATTTCCATTCCCTATCCAAGGAAAAAGAGTAGAAGTAGATGTTCTCATAGCAGAGAAAAACGCTAAATTACTTTTTTGTAGTTCAATATCAAAATCATATTGAGTGGGGTTAGAACCAGATCTAAAAGAAAAAAAAGTAACAATATTGATTGGAATTGTTGTAGGTAATTTTATATACATGAAAAAAGACATATTTCCGGCAGAACTAAAGGTCTGGGGAAAGTATTTTTCTGTAATGTTATTTGTGTTCCATCCACTAGTATCATAATCCCACGAAAAACGAAACCCATTAGTTAAGTGAGATTGACTAGTAATGTTGCTATACCCAGTAAAATTTAAAAAATGGCTAGAGCTAGATGTTAGGTTCTGAAACCTTGCTGTTTGTCTTGGAGCATAAAAAAGACTAGGATTCAATAACCTTAGTATGGCTATCTCAGTAAAGCCTAAATTATTTTGATTAATTATTCCTGATCGGGTAAACATAATTTTTCTTGCTTGAAATTAAGATCGGATTGCCTCTTCTCTGGTTTTAAAATATCTAACGTAACATTTGCAGTTAAACCTACACTCACACTGTCTCCCAGGAAGAATAAGATTATCAATGGTAACTGCTCCCATAGCTGCATAAATAGGGCAATCAGAGCAGTGCTCAACGGCACTTAAATACCTTCTCGCCCAAGTAAGTCCATTTTGCTTAGCACTTGACCTGTGTCCTAAATCTGCCAAGGTTTCAGAAGCTTTGCCAAAGCTACGAATACGCGCCCGGGCTTGCCCTTCTGTTAACGTCCCCTCTTGTAGCTGCTGAGTAAAATCTCTAAAAGCTGGATAATGAAGATTTTTTAGCTCTCTAGCTATTTCTAAATAATCCTCAGGAGTCGTAGTTCTAAATCCCCCTTTTGCAACTAGATATTGTTGAGTATGAAGATATTTAATTATTTCCAGGTTTTCTCGTTGATATTCACTTAGACTTATTCTCCCTGATTTAACATCATCAAAAGATTGCAACATCCTCTCTGTTTTTTGCTGCATATTCTGTTCAGTTAATTTTAAGATTGTTTCCGTCTTGACAAATTGCCCTGTTTGCTTATTTCGATAGCGCTGTACTTGACCATCCCATTTATAATTTTCCATATTATTTAAGCCAATCTATAATTAGACCAAGTAATAAAACCAGCGATGTTGTGCCCAACTATCGACCCAGACGGTATTTCTATTTTTGAAAAAATATGATTAGCAGAATAGTTATCATTAATCCTCTGTCTAGACATAGTACAAGCATCATAAGAAATATGTTCTTCTGATGAAATTTTGCCATAGTTCCATGCTTGAATTTGTAAAGTAGCCCCTGTTGTTGTGTATTGATCAAATGATGTTATTGACGAATTTACTGCAAATATAATTTGATTTTTCATGTCAATGTTATACTGAAGGGCATATGCGGATCGTCCTGTTCCTTGTGGCAAAAAGGTGTCAAAACCATTTCCGGCATAGTCCTCCCAAAAACAAGGATGAACACTAGCAATATCGCCCACGTTGCTAAGATACAAATTTCTTATATAATCCCAGTCTCTTGTCTGAGCGGCTTTACCCCTAAGACTATCATAAAGAAACCGCTCGATAGTATAACTTCCAACAAACCTATCTCTTAGTCTCATGTCTTGCCAGTCTTCTGGTGCAGGCGGAATGTCTCCAAATAACCCATAAGTTTCTATAGATGATTCAGTAAATACCACCATGTTTGTAGAAAAATCTATTGTATAAAAATTATCATCTATTTCCCTCCTAATTTGGCGTACTCCATACCTTATTGAACCTCTATAACGACCCCTTCCAAAGTAAGTTAAAGTAGAGCTAGCTATTGGACTAATTGTAATTAAACCAGTTCCACTTCCTCCTAGAATTGGGACTCTAATTCTAATAGGAATAGTAAGAATGTGCCTTGGCTCAGAGCCATCTACAGATACGTAATAACTGTGACTATCATTTTCCCTGGGAAAAACCCCACTATAATTGGCAACTTCAAACAAAATAGCAATACTTGTAGTGGCTTTTGAGTATTGTTTTCTTCTTTCGTGTTTGGCTAATACGGTTATACCGTTTTTAAGAGTAGTTCTTTGACTTTCTGGGTAAGCGTGATACGTGCGACCATCAAATAAAACAAGTACTTTAGTGCTAGACAAGTTTCTAGCAACTTTTGCCGTAATGGTTGTCCCGTTTATGGCGACACTAACCATTTCTCCTATTCTGGCTAGCCTAGTTGCCTTCCCTATCCCTATCCGCTTACTCATTTAGCCTAAGTCTCCTACTAAAATCCATACATTACTTCCTTGGTGCGTAGCGTAAACAGCTCCATATTGATTAGCACAAATAGTAGCTTTAGCCTTAATTGTTCCGGTACTAGAAAAAGTAATCGTGCTATTAGTTTCGTTGAAAAGCGTAACTTGAAATCCTGTAGATAATCCTGTAGGAAGCGTTACTGTGCTTGTATTTGTAATCCTTACCATTTTTCCATGATCTTCTGCAAGTACAGAGTAACTCCCCGTGACTGCTTTAAATTCTTGTAAAGGGACTGGGTTACCAAAAGCTAATTTTCCATTGGCATCTACAGATGGAATAGTTCCAGTAGTGGGAGTACCTGAAAATACCCCACCGAAATTAGCAATAGCTAAAGTATTAACGTGTGTAGCTACTCGGGCATTAGTGTAATAAAGATTAGTAGT